CAGAATTTCTGACTACAATATGAGACCAGGTGCCTCTAGGAGCAGTGACAGTTCCTAATATAGTTGTTCTATTGGTCCCGTCACTTGCGGTAAAGACTATACTTTTAGTAGTTGCAGTACCTGTCAAAGTAAATGTAAATGGTTGTCTTACGTTTGCTGCTGGCATTAGAGTACTTCCAGTATCATATTCGAATGTTACTGGCATTAATTGCGAACGTTTTAGATTCAATTGTTGTTTTGTCTCTGTATATCCTTTCGAAAGAATTACAGCATTATTCGTCCCAGAAGCCTTATTATCTTTAATCCAAAATGAAATTGTCCAATCATCACAATGACCAAATCGATTAAATACATCTTCATGTGGTATTCGAATATATGAACCATTTGTTGTTCCCCATTGTGCACCAAAACCTGAAGGCGTCGATGGACGTAAACTACTACTAACATCTATTCCTGGTACTATTTCGATTGATCCACTATGGTTAGCATGCCTAACACTTCCATTTAATTTATACTCAAATGTTTTTTCAAATAGTCCTAAACTTTGATTAGGAACATATTCCTTAAATGCTCTAAAATTATCATTGAATGACATGTAAAAGAAGTTTTTACTTGCCGTTGCAAATGTTGTAGAATCAATTGCAGTATCAATTAAATTACCATCACCATCTTCTTCTAATGTTACAGTTAAGGTTCCTATACTACTACTTAAAAATACTGTATTATTTTTTATACGTTCGCCAACATCATTATAAGGTATAGTCAATGATGATGCAGATGGCTGTAATAAATGACGTACACTTAAAGGATTCAGAACATGTTCTGGAACTGATCTTGCATTATCTGGATAATAATTTTGTTGTAGTGAATACCAAACAACATGTTTATTAGCTCCGTCTGAATTTAATGGATATGGAATTTCTCCGTCGTGATCGATCCGGCCGCCATAGTAAGTAGCAGAATGGGTTACATACCCAACGCCCATTGTTGCATTACTTATCTTGTAATGTTTGTAAGCCTTAAATGGTCGTTGATGTACATCGTTAGATTTAATTTGTCTAAAAACATTTGGCATATCATATCGTTATTTTATTTTTTAGAAATCAAGCTTAACTTTTACTAATGCTTCTCTTGTAAAGTTTTTCAACAAAGGTTGACTTAGTTTAGCAACTGCTAATAATTCTCTATCAATGTTATATAATCCAATTGTTGTAATATAAGATTGAGGATCAGATGCAAATGAAGAAAAAGCAACTTCACCTAACGAACCTGTTGTAAATGTAGGATTATTTGAATAATTATATTCTCCATTTTTAACACGTACAAAATAATATGTTGCAGTTATTTTTTCAGATGATCTTGCTTGAATACCACCTGTTGTTTGACTTGGAGTCATTGCAGAACTAGTCGATACAGATGTAAATAATTTAACAGCATTATCACCTTGTACTAACGAACCTGTAACAGTATTAAAATTAACACCTCCATTTGCAAATGTTTTATCTAACTGATCGGCATTTAATACCGCTACTCCATGTTGTGGATATAATAAACCATAATATACTGGTGATGTAGAATTAAAGATAGACGTTCCTCCATCAATTGAACCTGAAACTAAGTTATATACTAATCCTGCCTCACCTGCTGTAGGATCATTTAATGTTGAGTCATCACATATTTGAATAAAATTACCTGTACCTGCTACTCTCACATGTGAACCTGTATGTTGATGATTTGCAACATCACTTCCAATC